GCCCCTTCGGACTAAGCCCGGCTCAGACCTGAGGGCCTGAGGGATATCCCTATGAATAGGGAACCCACTTCACTCGATATCCATTGACTTGTCCTCGAGAGAGGATGCCGTCGCTGGATATTCCGTAAAGTGCTGATGCGTACACGATTGAGTCACTCCAGTGGGAAAGGGGGATGGGCCGCGATACAGGTGCATAACACCTGTACCAGTGGATTCCATCCTTTGTTCTTCCTGGTTTGGCATCGGGATCGTGTATAACGATGTCGCCGAGAGCCTCGGGCCCTCGGAGACAGCGGAGATGACTCGGAATAGAGTCAAGTGCAGCCCACCAAGCGCGGCGAACAAAAGTCCACCGACGATTGGTAGAAGGATTCCTAGCAAAACGACGCAAGCCGTTCGCCAAGGAAATCCACTGCTCTGGAGCAGCGGGTATTTCTTTGACATAGTGTGCCCTCACAGGGACACCGTCAAAAAAGTCACCGCCACAGCTCTCGCGAAATGGTCCATCGATAAAAGTCTTACGGAGGTTCGGCGTAAAGCCAAAAAACCGGAGAGCCATCAGTACATCACGTGCTGAGTCTGTAGGGACGATGATATCGTCCCCAAAAACGCTACACGATTTCGCGCCGACAGCTTTACAAATAGCCCAAAAGGCTATTGTCTCGACTTCGAAGGTGAAACCATTGCCCATAGCCGAAAACATTTCGAGCAACTGCATACGCCCATCGGGTCGTTCCATGAACGGCTCCCGACAGTCGGATAGCAGATCAAACCACTGACGTGGAAAGATAAGCTCGATTAGCTTTTTGGAAATGGTGTTAGACGCATCAGATAGATCGATAGTTGCGAGATCCCCAAACTTTGAGGCCTCGCAAGCCAATCGGCGGTGCCTGTCTGCCGACGACCAATCGTTAACGGAAAAACCGTGAACAGTTGGTTGGCCACTAATGTGTATATCTGCCCTCTTTAGGCGCCTTCGGAGGTAAACTCCGATGCCCTTCTGAAGGAAGCCATTAACATTAGGTGAAAGCGCAGCACCGCGGAGCGTCAGAGCAGTCTTTGGAACCGTAAAGAAACGGTTACCGCGGACTGTTACACGATCTCTATGATCGGGTTTCTTCGCCCTCTCCCAAGCCGAGTCAGCGTAAAGCTGATCGAACAAGAAGAGTGCAGAAGTCCCGCAGAGGGCAGACTCAATTTTGTCCGGTATCGTTGATAGCCTGGACGAGTTCGTCAACGTAGCACCAGGTCCGAATCCTCCGTCAATTGACAAAGGAATAGGACCAACCACGTACGCCACGTGCTCACGGATCTTCTGTATGACAGAAGGAATGCGAGCATCGCCCGGCTGGTCGAGGTGACCGCCTATGAAGCGATTGAGGCGTAGGTTGGTCTCGGCACACGTGCGCTCTGTAGCTAAAAGCCGTTCAAAGCACTCGGTTTCGAGCTGACTTGAAGGAACAACACCCGGTATATCACACTTGCGGAGAAACTCCGTAGCCATGGTATCACGAGCAAAGTCCTCTGGGTCAGTATAGTGCAGCGGGTCGCAGCGGAAGCTGACAGCCTGCCTAACATCCGAATATCGTAAGCAAAGGAATATGCTTAAAGCACGCGGAGTGTTGATGTCCTCGAGGAGTCGAAAGACTACCTTCTGGAAGGGTCCAGGAAGGTGAACTGGCATAGGATCTCCTATGTGGTTACGAAGTCGACTGATTAGGTCGGCGAAAAGCCGCTGCTCACGCTATCACGCATGAGTTGAGAGGCGATCGCGTTGGCGACAACGGCCGCAAAATCAGCAGCGTCAGAGACGCTGAGATTGAGCGGTACCGCGCCGTCATAACGGAAGCTGGCGAATCCGGTCACTGTTGCCACACCGGCAACAGTTTCAACCTTCGGCCAGTTTCCGGTCACTTCGAAGCGGCGAGCGGTACGATTTCCGTTCCACAGCGTCTTCATACGAAGATTGGCTGCGAGAGCGGGGGTCGCACCCTCACCACGCCACTGGGCAAATCCATT